GGTGCTAACTTCCGTCTTCGAGTTAAGCAAGTTGCTGGCTATCCCAATTATGATGACAGTGTGTTTGAAGCGCCTTCTGCGCTCCTTGGCGGCGACGATGATAAGCTGGAAGAACTCTGGAAGAGTGAGCACTCACTACAAGAACTGATCTCCAGGGATAAGTTCAAGAATCTAGAAGAACTCGAAAAGCGTTTCAATTATGTACTTGGTTCTAAACCAGTTACTGAATCTGTCCGAGAACAGGAAGAAGAGCTGGAATCTCTAGTTCAATCTGCCGAAACTGATATCATGAAGGAACTGGAGGAGTCTTATACTCGCAGTAAGTCTTCAGTGACAGAAACTGATGAAGACGAAGATGACGCAATGGCTTACTTTAGTAAGCTAGCAGAATAAATAGAGGGAGCCAAATGGCTCCTTTTTTATATGTGTTGAGCACCAATGGATAAGTTTGATATATTCCCAATAGTAGAAGAAGATTTCATTAACCCCCATGCCCTGACAACTTTATTGAATTGGGTTAAAAATCGAGAGTATCATTTTGAGCGCCATCAAAGTCACATTGAATATTGGAATAAAAAGTGCATTCAGTATCAAGAAGAGTATATTCCAAATGACATCAAGTACATACTTAAGCAAGTATGTCTTGGTATGCGACAATACATTCAACTCAATTTGATAGAGCAGATGACAATAAACTACTTATATTCTGAATATCCACAAATTGTTCGATGGAGAGAGGGAGATGAAATGACTCCACATGCAGATAATATGGAACAAGATGGAACAGAAAATTCTTCTCCTTGGAGAGCTTTTGGTGGAGTTTTGTATTTGAATTCTGATTTTTGTGGTGGGAAAATATATTACCCAAATTTAGGAATAGAAGTAACTCCAAAGCCTGGAATGATTGTTTTGCATCCAGCAGGAATAAAATATACTCATGGTGTATCTAAAATAACAAAAGGAAAAAGATATACGGTTTCGACTTTTTTCACTTATGAAAAAAATTACGCCGGATTTTTTCCGGAATAATCAAGAGTATAATCTAATATTTTCTCCTCTCTTTAGGGTTCTATTTACATACTGAGTAGAACCCTTTTTATATTTCATGATTTCTTCCATGTCATTGAATATAATATTTAAATATTCTGGTTTTAGTATAAAAATATTTCTCTTTTTTTCTTCTAGCCTACTTTCTTGTTCGTAATTTGTAATTGGTTTTGCTATTTTTTCTGAAGACACTAGCACATTAGTACCTAAGCCAATATCATAGTACTCATAATAATAGGAAGATACTTGTGGGATTGGATCGGCAGAAAGAAATTCAAAACTTTCATTTCCAGTTATTTCTATTGTGGAAGTTTCTGGTGCAAATGTAGGACTTACATTAATTATAAACGCAGTAGTCGTTTCTAAGTCTGGATTTCCAATTCTTATTTCATTTAAAGTAAATGTAGAGTTCAAAAATGGCTCCGACGATCCTCTTATTTTTACTCTTGATCCTACTTTTATTCCTTCTATGGAATCATCAGTTAAGATGGCTATATCGTTATTAGTAGAATTGTAAAATATTCCGTTTGTTCTTTCTATTATGTAACTTTGTATAAAATTATTTCCTGATCCCCAATCGCTTGACATTATTATACCGGAAGGAAGAATGAGATTCCCAGAACTATCTCTGATTTCATTCGTTTCATAATGATGAATTCCATTGTATAGTTCATCATAAGAACCATACTTTTCTAGCATAACTTTATCAAATATGACTTGAGGCAATGGCCATTCTGTTTGGATATTCAGGATGTTATTTGATAGTAGTACTACCCAATCAAGAGTTTCGTCATTGTAAATTTTAAAAGCAACATTATCTGGTCTTTCGTCGCCTATGATCTTATACTTTGTGAAGTAAGAAAGATTGCCAAAAATGTCTTCGCGAAGTTTTCCACGACGAAATAGGTTTTTTACTGGAGCATACTCCGAGATCTGTCTTTGGTTTGGATCTCTGCTGACATAATCAAAATCTGGAACTTGTCTGAAGTATGATGGCATTTTAGTAACCTATTGTACTTTTATCTAATCTTTTGTAATCTCTCTCTGTTACAGGTTCTAGTTCTTGGAATTGGAGAGATATGCTATATGATGTCATTGTTGCACTAGAATCCGCAAATGTCATATAAGTTCCATCTGGTGTGTAATCAACAGAACAAGAAACTAGAGCACATCTTTTTATTTTATTCAAAGATGGATGCGGATCTATTGGATTTATTACTTTACCATTTCTGTCTATAGATTTTCCTCTGACATATTTTATGTCAAATACATTTGGTGCTTTTAGGAATATATTGTCTGCTGTTGTTTTTACAGACATGTTTTGTTTGAAATATCTTATGATTTTTCTTACTTGCGTTGCCTCATCGTTGTCTCTAGGTGACAATCTGAAATTAAAATTGAACGGTCTTAGTTGTGGGCCTTGGAATAATAATTCTAGATTTGGGTTTAACACTGCCCCACCAACTCTTGACAATAATCCATTTACGCCAACTGCTTTTCCAGCTAGGTACAGTCTTACTGCTGGGGATATACTTGAATCTTTTTTTAATTGATTTTCTACTTCTGTTATAAAGTCGCTCACTGCTTGTGATGGATTGTTTGCTGCAGCGTAAGACAACGACGAAAAAGCTGCAGAAATTGCATTTAAATCTTCTCCTCCCCATTGGACAGTGTTGTTGTCAGTTATTGATGGCTGTATTGGTAATGTTACGGATCCTCTTATTTTTATTTTTGTTTTTCTTTCTCCTAGGCCGGGAGTTAGTAGATATGCATTTGCAGAAGGAGCAAATTCTCTTGTACCATAAGCAATAGCACTAAATGTAATAAAATCTTGTCCATAATCTTTTAATCCGGTTGGATATACTAAATTTTCATATTCGTCTTCTATGTAATCGGATTCTATTTCATCTATTTTTATTGGTTCTGGTGGCGCACCACCTAAAGATTGTGCAGTGGGTTGATTTGGATCTACAACTGTTGGAGCTACATTTGGGGCTACTTGTAATATTTGGTCTGCTTGTTGTTTAGTTATACCAGATGATTTACTTAGTGCATTGGATGTTGCGTCATCTAGAGATTTTGTGAGACTATTTGCTCCATTTTTTATGAGTTCTCTCCTAAATCCAGCGCCAGCTACATTCGTAAAGATCCAATTATTTTGATTTGTGGTGTCTCTTTCTCCCAAATTTGTCCAGTCGGGAACTGGATTTAAAGTTGATTTCTCTGGTAAATATTGAACAACATATCTAATAGGTTGAGTAGTACTTAGTGTTCCGGAAGTTCCCAAACCATCCTGATATACTACTTGTGTTCGAATTCTATATTTCTGTCCTTCTATTGTAATCGGTTTTTCGCCACTTATTGCTTGTGCCATCAGAACTCCCTCCACATAAGGGACAAAACAATCTCAATTTTTCGTAGAGTATGAGACATTTATAATAGTTTTATATTTATTTATCTCCCAGAAATGAACACAGGATAGAAAGAAGGAATCCTCAAAACATATTCCAACTCTTCTTGCTTGATTCTATAAAACAAAGATTGCATTCCAACAAAACTATAAGTTCGCACAGGACTTTCGATATATTCTGGTCTTCTTTCCCAATGGTAATTAACTCCTCTCCAATAAGTTTTTCCCTTCTCTATGATTAAACTAACTGGATGGACATCATACCACTGACCTTTTGTTTTTGCGATATATTTGAAAGTATAAATCTTACCAACTTCCATAGTCTCTTCTGTTCTACCCATTTTTGCCAAGATGTCGAGTAAGGCATCAAAATAAAAAACAGGAGATTGGTTTTTTGGTAGAGTATCGACTAGATTCTTGAAGCTATAGAATTCATCTTTTTGTTGTTGTAACTCTTGTTTTCTTTTGTCAAGTTCATTACGAACATAATCTTTGGCACCTCTTTTCTTTAGCTGCTCTTCCTCAAACTTTATTTCTTGTTCTTCTCGTTCAAATTTATTTTCTTTTGCTTTCGTCTGACCAAGAAACCATTTCCTAATAGTTCCAAATATTCCCCAGAGTCTTTGTGCTTGTTTGGTGAGTGGTCTGAACATTTCCTAAATTCCCAATTCTCTTTCTGTTATTAGCTTAAACTCTATTCCTCTACTTCTACACCATTCTTCTGCCGCAGCCCATTTTGCCCGATTTACAGAATAAGTCTTCATTTCATATAACCAATTTTTTGTTTTTCTTTTTGGTACTTTTGGTTGTACTGTTTGTCTTTGTGGTTTTATTTCAATTAGATAAGTTTTGATTTCTCCAGATTGCTCTTGTATTTTTATGAGAAAGTCAGGAAAGTACCTGTGTGTCTTATTGTCCACTGGAGAGCGATAAGGAATGAAAAATTCTTCAGATCCATATTGAATAACATTGGCGCTCTCGTCGCACCACTTCATAAAACGAAGTTCCCAAGAACTCCTGTACACAATGTTCTGAGGATTACCAATATACTTCTCTGGATGTATTGGGCGAAAGTATCCTTGAATGTATTTTCGCTCTGCCATTCCTAAATATTAAAGAACATAAAGTATTTAGAAATGGCAGGCGCACCGATACAGCCATATAAAATGTCACACATCGTAAGCAAGCTGCTTCAGCCTGCCCTGACATCTCATTATATTTGCGAGTTTTTGCCTCCAGATCTAGTTCAAGCTTTTTTGCAGCAACGAGACTCTGCTGGGTTTAAAGGAGGACAATATAAAGGAGAAACACAAGAACTCATCAAACTTTCTTGTTCTGATGCATCATTGCCTGGATCTACATTAATGACAAATGAGATCAACAATGACTACACTGGTGTAACGGAAAGACACGCATATAGAAGATCCTATGATGATCGTGCTGACTTTACTTTTATTGTTGATCGTAATTACTTTGTCATTGATTTTTTTGAAAACTGGATTTCTTATGCTGCAGGAGAAAACCTATTATCCAATCAAGATGTCCCAAGTAGAAAGCCACAAATAGATAGGACATACAATTACAGAGTCAACTTTCCTCATGATTATATGACTAGCAATCTCTTCATTACAAAATTTGAAAAAGATTACGGAGACCCAGAGATTGACAAAAGAAACAAAATTAACAGACCACTTACTTACCAATTTATTAATGCCTATCCAATCAGCATTAATTCTATGCCAGTATCTTATGAAAGTTCTCAATTACTAAAGTGTACTGTTTCGTTTACTTATAGTCGTTATGTTCTATCTAGAGATTATTTACAATTCGTTAGAGATGTGGAGCCTGCTGTTCCGGATGCACCACCAGCTCCTAAGCCACCACTACCACCTCCACCTGCTCCTACCTCTTAAATCTCCAATAAATAATAAAAACTGAAATGACATAAAATACCATGCCTTTACCTAAGATTTCGACTCCTTCGTTTTTCCTAACTTTACCATCAACAGGAAAAGAAATAAAATACAGACCATTTCTAGTCAGAGAGGAAAAACTTCTTTTACTTGCACTCGAAAGTGAAGATACAAAACAAATTACGGAAGCAATCAAAACTGTACTTAAGAACTGTATAGAAACCAGAGGAGTAAAAGTAGAAACTCTTCCCACATTTGACATTGAATATCTCTTCTTAAACATTCGTGGAAAATCAGTAGGAGAAGAAATTGAAGTTAATATCATTTGTCCTGATGATGGAGTAACAGAAGTTCCGGTCAAGATTAATGTTGATGAGATAGAAGTCCAGAAGTTTGATGGACATGACAAAAATATCAAACTAGATGATAACATTTCTATTGAAATGAAATATCCATCACTTGATGAATTCATCAAAAATAATTTTGACTTTAATGCTACTAATGATCTAGATCAGGCATTTGATCTCATTTCATCTTGTATTGATAAGATCTACACAAAAGACGAAGCATGGTCAACTTCCGATGTAACCAAAAAAGAAATGCAAGAATTTCTAGATCAAATGAATTCTTCTCAATTCAAATTGATCGAAAAATTCTTTGAGACGATGCCAAAGCTTTCTCATAAGGTTGAAGTCATCAATCCAAAAACAAAAGTAAAAAGTGAAGTATTGATCGAAGGGTTAACATCTTTTTTCGCATAAGTCTTTCTCATATTGATCTTGAGAATTATTATCGGCTTTGCTTTTCTTTGGTTCAGTACCATAAATATTCTTTGACAGAGATTGAAAATCTGATGCCATTTGAACGAGACATCTATGTAACTTGGCTAAAAGAACATTTAGAAGAAGAAAAACTAAAGCAACAACAAAATGCAAGTTGATATTCCATCCAAGTTAAAATCAAAATTAAGATTTTATCCTATCAACCAAATAGGAGAAAGAACTTGGGGCATATTAAAGGCGAGGCTTACTGGAAAAAAATCTAAGTTTGGAAATTTTCGTTCTGAAGTAAATTTACCAGAAAGTGACGCGGATAAACTGATTGAAAATATCAAAAAGTCAGGAGAATATCCCAATTTAGAAGACGAATCTTCAAAATATGATGAACTATACCAAAACTGGTTGGTTGATACTTATCTGGAATTTTTTGATGAAGATTTCGAAGAACAAATAACATCAAAATCTACCACTTCAGTTGAACCAGAAGATGAACCTATTCCAGGTGGATTAGACGATTTGTTGAAGCAATTTCGAGAAGCTCCAACACAGGAAGAACAGCAGCAAAAGCAAGAAGTAGCAAGTAGAATAAGAACAAGAACAGTAAGACCAAATCCAGCGAAACTTCTTGGATTGCCGGGAATTACTTTGGGTCAACTTTCTAATGTAGATAATGCAGTAGATAATGCTCCTGGAGACTTCGTAATAAGATATAATAGAAGAACCAAACAATATTATGCAGTAGATCCAAAAGAACTGATTTCTTCGTCAGATACACCAGTTGCACAATCCGGAGAAAGCAACAAAAAAGTTATTGATACTCTAACTTCAATCAATAAATCAGTTTCTAAGATCTTAGAAGTACTTGACGAACAAAATAAGTTATTTAAAAAGAGACAAGAATCAGAAAGAAAAAGAATAGAAACAGAAAGAAGACAAAAACGAGAAAATTTGCTTGAAAAGGGAATCAAGAATATTGCTTCTTCTGCGGTAAAGATGCTTGCCCCAGTTCAAAATTTGATTGATAAAATTATAAACTTTCTTTGGTATACTTTGCTTGGAAAAGCATTTGTTAATTTCATAAAATGGTTT